CGCAGACGGCGAGCCGAGCCATCAAGACTCACAGATTCAATGACACCGATCTGACGCTCTGGATCATGATCCATGAGCAACGGTGCGCGACCGCTGCTCAGGAATGACAGATCGATGCTGCTTTCATTGTGGTCGAGGATCTCGACCCCATAGGAACGCTTCACAGGCGTTTCCGATGAAATAGACATTCTCACGCGGCGATCATCAACGGTCTCTGCCGTCATTGCATCAGCGCGGTGGAAGGTTTCGATGTTGGTGACGCGTTCACCTTCAACTTCCAGCACAACTTCCTCATCTTCGGAAGCGGCTTCTTCGATGATCTCGCGCACTTCTTCGACGCTGAGATTTTCTTCGGATTCGAGGTTGTCCTCGACTTCCTGAGTTTCGACTTCTTCGCTCATACGCTCACCTGTCGCTTCTTCAAACTCAATCGGGGTGAAGTCATGCTCATCGAGCCACGCCTTCGCTTGTTCGGGAGTATAACGGTTTTTATCGAATCGAATCGCTTGGATTTCAGACTCGCCATCCTTGATGCCGTAGATGAAATCAATCCCAGCACCGCCGGCATCAGCTTCACGGCGGAAGTCATCGAACTGCGCCGGGTCTTTGATGCGGGCTGCGTGTTCGTTTGGATAGGGACGCTCGTCATAGGATCGATCCATCTGCTTCACCTTTGCTGCGGCCCATGATTGACCGGGATCGCCACCCCACAATGCCCAGGCGATGCGGCCTGCGCTGGGGTAGCCATCCTCGCCGGGGCTGAATCCTTCGCCCTGCTTGTCAACTTCATGGCGTGAAAAGTAGCTATGCATCCGCTTGATGGTTTCATCGGAGAGATCCACACCGTTCTTGATGTCACGCGCTCTTGCGACACCGATCTCAGTACCGCCACGACCAAACTCGCGTCGCCATTCAAGGCCACGCTCGGCCTCTTTCTTCATTGCGTCAGTCGGAACTGCCATCGTCTTGATCTTTTTCTGCAATAGGCTGCCCTGTTTCTGGATCGATCTTGCCGGGGCCGAAGCTAGTCAAGCCACCGCCGATCGGCTCGAATGCGGTCTTAAGGCCAAACTGCGCAGCAGTTTCCTTATCGCGCGCGATCTGTGCGAATACTTCTTCAATGTCTCTGCCGTAGTTGTTGGCGACATCCTGCATCGAAATCAACCCATTTTGTAGCGCAACAACATTTGCGGAGATTTCCTTCGATGGATCAACCCAAGAGAAGCCACGGCCACGGAATACAGCGGCCTCGGCGAACTTGGCGTATTTGTTGATCGGCAAATTGACCGATCCGACCGTCATCGAGTTTTGCAGCCACATCCGGAAAACCGGCTGGATGAAGTGGTCGATCATGAACCGCTGGAGGGTGCGGTAGAAATCACGGTCAGCCAACTCGCCTGCACGAATGCTGGAGTAGCTTACAGCCGTGAGATCATTTGCCAGAGCGTAATAGCTGACGCCCAACCCAGACGCGATCCCTCGCAGAATCGACTTCTCGAATGCGTCAAACGCTGAGGTTGGATGCTGCGGATCAAATTGCTGGAAGGATACGCCCTGCGGTAGCTGGTGGAATGACCCCGGCTCCGCCTCCATGATCGGGACAGTGTTGTTTTCGTAATCGTCGGCGACAAAGCCATCGCCGCCCGGTGAGGTGAAAAACCCCATCTTCGATGCAGCAGTACGCGCGGCAACCAGTTCGGCTTCGCGATACCCATGCAGCATCTTCAGGCTGGCGATTGCAGTTGCCATCCACGGCACGCCGCGAGATTGCTGCGCGCGATCCGGCATATACACATGAAGGATCTTGTCTGCCGGCACACGCTCGGTGCGGCGACCCACAGAACCCATGCCCATGAACTCTTCGCCGGGATGCTGCGTCAGGATGTGATACGCAACCGGACGGCGGTATTGATCCATCTCAACACCCATGCGGATCGTGTTGCCATTCGCAAGGCGTTCATTCTTTTCTTCATCGATCAGATCAGGTTCGAGGAACTCAATGCCGAAGCGATCTGAGTTGCCGTTCCAGTTGACCAGACGAATCAGCACCTCACCATCACGCGCGAGTGATTCGATGAACAAATCCTGCGCGTCGAGCCATGACATCTTGCCGTCCACGCTGCAATTGCCGAGGCGGCCCCATGCCTTGAATTGCTGCTCGACAATGGCGTTGCCGATACGATCAAAAGAGCCGTCGATGTTGACGGCTTTGACTTGGAGCGATACGCCTTTCTCGCCGACCACATTCGTGCGCAAGAGTCGGAGGTAGCGTTTCGCATATTCGTTGTTGCGGCTCAGATCACGGCAGCGATTGCGCAAAACCTTCAGGTTGTAGCGAATCTCCGCATCTGGTGTGCGGGTTGATGTCACAAAATCAGAGAATAATCGGCCAGCGTTCGCGCCATCAAAGCCGCGCTTGGTGATCTTCTTGAGTTGCTTTTTTCGGAATAGGTCGATCAGTGCCATCAGGAAAATCTCACCTTCACGGTTGCGGGGCTGGCGCGACCTAGCTGCACATCATTCTTGCGCTTCTCGGCCAGCACTTCGCGGCGGTAATAATCACGCCATTCTATCAATTCTGCCGGCGACATCTTCGTCAGGCTGCGGCCTGCAATCGAGTAGCTTGAAACATCTGCATCTGCGCGGCCTTCAAGCAGGGCTTCAATCTTGCCGAGCATGATCTCCGCGTGCGTGCGCGGATCAGAGTTGTTGACATCGAGATCGACGATTGCAGTGAAGGCTCCGCGATCAACAACGATTCTTTCGTTGTCAGACTTGCGGATGATCTCTGCTTGCCAGTGATAGTAACCGGGGTCGAAGTCGGCAGAATCAGCACTGCTGACAGAAAGCAGGAATGAGCCGTTGTAATCGGTTGCGGTGACTTGAATCTCTGATGCGCCGCCGCCGGTGATGCGGGCAACATAGGTCAGATCGTAGTCGTCGGGATCGTAAGTCGCGGCAAGGTCGGAACGCTTCCATTGGATGAAGTCGCCGACCACTACCTCATACGGTTCGCCCTCTTGTGCGTTGGCCGGGTCGAAAGCGTTTGCCATACCCTATCTCCATCCCTGAATAAATCCGCCTCGCCTTGGAGGTGGTCGTCGTACTTGCTGCGCAATTGGTGGTGGCGTTTCCTCGACTTGTGGTTCTGGAGCCGACCGCTTCTCCGCAATTCTAGCCGCTATTGTATTGACATTCACGCCCAAAATCGAATACGCCGCGAGAGCATAGCATCGGACATCGAGTGCTTCGTTGCGATTGCGCGATTTTATCCACACTCGCTTCGCATGACCACGGACATATCGCGTGACCAATCGCTCGGCGGTTAGCTGTTTGAAATACTCATCATCGCGGCCAGTCGGGAAGTGACAGTAGCCGGGGCCGACCTCATCGATGCGCAGACGCGAGTACACCAACTCCTTCGCGGTATCTGATCCGACAGCGAACAAGCGAACCTTGCCGATGTTGTTCTTGGTCGGTCGCGTGACCAATGGCCGGCCTTCGCCGCCGACACCTTTGAGCGCGAACACGCGCCGGCCTTCTCTGGCCTTCACATACTTGTAGGTCGTCTGCGTGTGATGGCCGCCGGTGTCGATCCCGCTGCCGCGAATGGTCAGGCTGCGACCATCCTCGGTTTCGTATTCGGCGAAGAGGATCGAATCGAGGTGTTCCCAGACGCGAGGGCTGGATGGATCGCCGCGCAGGATGTGGTAGCCGACTGACCATGTTTCATCGTCACGGCCTACGCCGAGGATCTCGACTTCGAGACGGTCATCCTGCACATCGATGCCGGCCACAAGGATCACGACAGGTTCGGGGATCTTCTCCCATTCCTCGCAGCGGTCTTGCAGGATGTGCGACTCGACACCTTCGCCACGCTCCTCCCAAGTCTCGGCGAGGCTGACATTGACGAAGGTTTGTAGATCGCCCGCGTGCTTCTTCTCAAGGAAGGATTGCACGATGTCGCCCATCTTGCGGAATACTGAGTACATCTCATTCAGATGATAGCTGGCGTGGCCGCGAAACGGCTTCTCGGCAATCCAGCGGCCTTGGCGAATAGCGGCGATGCGTTGGCCGTCATTCCATGCCGAGCCGCATTCGTTGCAGACATAACGGGCAGAATCCGGCTCGCCTTCATCCCAGACCACTTGCGACCAGATGAGCGGTTGCTCGTGAGCGCAGTCCGGGCAGCAGACATGGAAGCGACGCTGATCGCCTTGCTCATAAGCCGACTCGATCCAGCTTGCGTCCTTGATGGTTGGGGTCGAAATCTCCAACAGCTTGCGGCGATCTCCGAAGGTTGCGGCACGCTGCCAGAGTAGGCTGACCGGATGGCCTTCAGTGGTCTTGTCATAGCCATCTACTTCGTCGGCCACGATGAACGGTGCGGATCTGCCGCGCATAGTCTTAGGCGAGCCTGACCAACTGAACATCAGGAAGCCGCCCGGATAGGACTTCATGCGTTGATTGTTCACGCCTTCGCGCGCTCTGGGCTTTGCGACCAAATCCTGCAATTCCTTGTTGGTCTCGATCAGCGGGTTGAACTTTGTCTCCAGCCAAGTCGAGAGATCGCCTTGACTCGGCTGCATCATGATCTGCGAGGTCGGGTCTTGCGCGATTCGATAGGCTTGAGCGCACAGGGCCAGCATGGTCTTGCCGACCTGCGCCGACCACATCAGGGTGATCCGCTGACACTCAGGGTTGATGGTCATGTCCAGCGGTTCTCGCTGATACGGCGCATTGTCGAAACGGATCAAACCCGGAACAGCATTGCCAATCGGGATGCGAACATTCTTCTCCGACCATTCACTCGGCAGCAGCTTCGGAGGCGGTCGGAACATTCGAGCCGCGCGATTGACGGCCCTGCGCAGTCCGGGGATGTTGCTAAATCTCGGTCTCGCCATCTTCGTCGTCGTCGAATGTTTCGTTGAAATCGATGCCTTCTGCCAATCGTTCGAGCGCGAGATCGATCTCGGCGAGGATGATGTCCTTGATCCGATGTTCGGAGGTATCGCCAACGATCTGGCCGACGGCTCGGCTCGGCACATTGCGCAAGTTCGCTTTGACCTCGGCGAAAATGATCTGGAGTGCGCGCTCTACCTGACTGAGCAAGACAACTTCGCCCTTGGTCTTGGCGGCCTCGATCTCAGCGATGTCTGCTTCGGCTTTTGTCTTGCGTGCCTTCTCCGCGTTCAGGTCAATGCCGGCGA